CTTCCACTTCCTGATTACTTGAAGTATGGTGGTTCTATTATTTTCTTCCTTGTGATGATAGATGATTATCTATTTTACTTTGCTCTTATGGCACTAGTTGCTTGGAGTGCGAAGCAAGTGAAGAAAAGTCAGGGGGGTTGACACAACCCCCTTCCCCCCTATATACTGGGAGGGCAAACAAATGGAAGTGTGGCCGAGTGGTTTAAGGCACTTGTCTTGAAAACAAGCAACGTGAAAGCGTTCGTGGGTTCAAATCCTACCACTTCCGTTGGTGGCACTCGCTAGGCAGATAACCTAGAAAGAGGTCACCATACCGAGTCGGGATCATCATATCCGACTCACCCTCGGGGCGTAGTTCAGCGGTAGAATGCTGGTTTTGGGAACCAGAGGTCACAGGTTCAATCCCTGTCGCCCCGATTCTTCTTTAGGAGATACTAATGATTTCGCAAATGGTTATTTACACAAAAGATAACTGTGAATATTGCAGAAAACTCAAGGTTATCCTTGATAGTTTTACTGTGAAATACACACAATATAAATTGGATATTGACTTTGACCGTCAAACATTCTATACTGAGTTTGGTCAGGGTGCCACCTTCCCTCAAGTAACCCTTGATGGTATGATTATGGGTGGTTGTAATGAAACTATTGAATATCTAACCAGTATTGGTTGCTTACAAGAAGAAAAAGACATGGAGTGTATGGTATGAAAACAATCACAGAAGAAACTTTTTGCCACGACTTTGATGAAATCATGGATGCAGTGATGCTCAATAAAGAAAGTTTTATTATTACTACCAGTGATGGTGGTGATGTTCTTTTGACGCCATACCAAAACTATGAGCGAATACAAGGGGAGTTAGCTTAGTTGGTAGAGCGCCTGCTTTGCAAGCAGGAGGTCAGGGGTTCAAATCCCCTACTCTCCATTTAAACAAGGGGGCATAGCTTAATGGTTAGAGCGGCCTGCTTATAACGGGTTAGTCTGGGTTCAACTCCCAGTGTCCCTATAATGAATAATAAAAAATAATGAAACTTATCAGGCATACAAACTACATATACGAATATCAAAATTTTGTATCTGACGATGCATGTGATACCATAGTATCATTGATAGAATCATCAAATATTAATGATACAATTTGGAATGCTGGTAGGAATCCTAGTAGAAATAATAATGTTATTAATCTAACACAAATAAAAACTGTACCTGGATGGACTGACGATCAAACATTAAATAATATACATAGTGCTGATAGCATATCACATAAAATTTTTTCTCAAGCATATCTTGAATATTTAAAAGATTGCCCACGGTTATCGTTTATTATGCTACGCCAAGGTATTACAAATTTTGGTAGTGCATATTATTACAGAACATATAATAAAAAAGATTCTTATGATTGGCATATAGATCATGATTTAAAAGAAGAAAATCTTCTTTCGTTTTTATGGTATTTAAATGATGATTATTCGGGTGGAAAACTTTTGTTCATGAATGATAAAATTTCTATACAACCAAAAAAAGGAAGTCTAATATGTTTTCCCGTGGGACATTATTGGATTCACAAATCATCTCCAATAAAATCGGGAAAGAAAAAAGTGATATGGACATGTTTCTTTAAAGATAGGGAAGTAAAAAATGTATGAACATCAAACAGATTTTGAGTATCACCTATTTGACTTCGGTAAAAAGGTGGAGTATATTATTGCTGCTGAGATGGCAGGCAAAGAAGATGCTGATGCAGCATACAAAAAAATCAAACATCTTTTTGAAGACCTCAAAAAGTTTCGTAAAGAAGAAAAGAAACAAGACCATCCACTAGATTACGATAACATTCCCGACAGGTATTGATATGAGTTTATCACAAGGTTTAGTAATGGAAGAAAATGAAGAGCCTGGATTTCAAATCCTTCATCTATCATTTCGCAAAAGATTATCGGAAAGCATGTATGGTGGCCCAGTAAACTATTACATTGGCAACATCGTATTTCGTCTGACAGACCCAGATGCAAAACGCAGGATGGAATACTATCTTAAAGAGAATGAAGAGTTGCGTGTAGCACCAGACCTAGAGTTGATGGAAAAATATTATGAAGGTCTTCACTTTAAGTTTGATGATGGTGAAGAGGAGGAAGATGAGAAAGGCAACAAGTTTACCAAACTTGATATTGTAAACAAGCATGGTATCAAAGACGAAGATGTATTCATTCGTGCTCATCGTCGCAACATGGCACCGCTCCATGACTTTGTTCAATACAATGAGAAGTTTGATTGTTACCGAATGCACGAATACTTCCAAGACACCCCAGTAGTTCGTGGTATAATACAGTATCTACAAGACATGAAAGATGGTAAAGAGAATCCTAGCCGCACTCTCTATTATGAACAGTTCATCAACACCCTTGAAAACCTCTGCTGGTGGTGGGACTAGGGTTTGTTCCAAGTGTGAGACCGAATACCCCCTTGACAAGGACCACTACCAAGTGGTAAAATACTTTCGTACAGGATTCTCCTACTACTGCAATGAGTGCAACAAACCAAAGCCGCGTGAAGGTTCTACTTGAACGCTTTCCCTATCGTTATGTGCAGGTAGGCACACTTGAAATCAACGGCAAACCTGATTGCCGTATTCAAAAAGCAGATTCATACACTGGTCGCTTCCGAGATATGTATCTGTGTGACAATGAAATGCAGTTGATGACTGCCATGGAAGACCACGATTATACATGCTGGTTAGACCCAGACCGAGTTCCCGCTTACGTTCATGGAGACGATGATGAAGATGAGTGACCAAGTTAAGTATCAAATGGAGCGAGCAGAAGATGCTCTACGCACAGCACTCAAGTTTGCTGATAAAGAAAGTGTGTATGTAATCTCTGCTATCTCTAAGGCATTGATTGAGATTGATAATAGTTTGTTTGCTGAGCGTATTGAAGCAGCAGCAAAAGCAGGCAATCCTGTAGCACAAGGTCTTATCTCTATTGATAAAGAAGAAAGAGAAGATGGTAAGGTAGCATACAACTTTAGATATGGTAACCCCAAAACAGAGTTGAATAATACTCCTTTTAAATGGAATAATGAAACTAGTTTTGTACCAGCAACTAAATAATTAAGAGTCACGGAGAGACTTTAAAAGAACTGGTGGAGTCAATTTACCCTAAAATGCTATGAACTTTCGTATTGTTGAAGAACTAGATAATGGCGATGAGGTCATTACTTATTTTCAAATCCATGAGCTTGACGATGGATATCATTGGGAGTATGATGAAGAACAACATGGTCCTTTTGAAAACATGCAAGATGCAGTAGATGCTGCATATGAAAACTTAATACCTGTCTCGGAATGACATAAAAAGTGCCCTGGTCGGGAAACCCCCCTCTGGTTTCTTGCTTTCCCATTAAAAAGCAAGTGGTGCGGATGGGGTAACTCCCGCCCAGTTTCCTGCCTCTGGTCAAAGGGCAGGTGGCGAGCCAAGCAAAGGGGGATTGACCTCCCCCATTACCTAACATAATATAAATAAGTCGATGTGGCGGAATTGGTAGACGCGCTGGGTTTAGGTTCCAGTGTTTTCAACGTGGAGGTTCAAGTCCTCTCATCGACATTGGTACTCGCTAGGCAGATAGCCTAGAAGGAGACCAAGGGGGAAGTGATCCTGCGGTTTCGTCCAAGAGCTCTCCTTCCCGCCATGCGGAGTTAGTTCAGCGGTAGAACGCTATCCTTCCAAGTTAGATGTCGTCGGTTCGATTCCGATACTCCGCTCTTATCCACGAGGATAAATTATGTCTTTAATATCTAAAATCGACCGAACAATGGTCATTGAGGCTTTAGAATATTATGTGCTATCTTTGAAAACTTATCATACACCAGATGAAAATAAAATTTTTCAATACAACGCCTTGCTCAACTGGATTAAACTGGAGCATAGCAAACATGAAAATTAATCTGTGGTATTGTACTCATATGAAACAATGGCGTTGGTCTCTCACAGATGACCACCGCCCAGTTGTCAGGCAAGAAACAGGGCAACAACCACACCTACGGGATGCAATGAATGATATTGCAAACACTGTAGAATACTTAATGGATTCTCAACAATCCTAATTGCATTCCACAATAGCTCAGCGGTAGAGCCGCCGACTGTTAATCGGCTGGTCCCTGGTTCGAATCCAGGTTGTGGAGTTACCATTTGCGCTGGAAAGATAAACCAGAATGCCGTGGTGAGATAGAGGCTACGTCCCTGTTATATCCCTGAGGTATATCACACGTAGTCCATCTGGGAGATTAGCTCAGTTGGTTAGAGCGCACGACTGATAATCGTGAGGTGCCTGGTTCGAGTCCAGGATTTCCCATTTGGTATTTTATATTACCAAATCAACACAATAAATAAGTGTAATCGTTCATTCGCTATTTGCGAATAGCGAACGGAAGTAAGCCGACTCGGAACGGATCGTTCATCTATGGAACTAGTCATTCTAACTTGCTTACAAGCACAATTAATTGCTAGTAGGGTTAATAAACAACCTATTACCTCACAGCAAAAGAATGATTTAGTTTGGGAGATCAAACAGATCTCACCAAAAACTTGCCCCATAGACGCAAAAGCCGACTGAAGGAACGCTCTTTAACCTAAACAACTAAGGAGAAAACCTAATGTCACAAGTCGTATATCGTGGTGTCGCATATGACACCGAGCAACGCCGTCAAGCACAGGCACAAGTGCAACAACAACCTCAACAATACAATGAGACCTATCGTGGGGTCAAATTTGTAAAAGAGGGGACCAAGGGATGACAGCAACCTATCGTGGTGTGAAGTATAATACTCACACTCCAAAACTGCAGTACCGTAAGTGGTATGCAGAAACACATGCACCATCTCATCCACCAAATAAGTATCGTGGTATTCCCTACCGTCCATGTAACAACTGGAACTGGGAGGAAAAGCAATGAAAAAACTTAACTTCCTACAATTGATTAAGGAACAAAAGCAAAAAGAGGAGCGTCGTCATCAAGCACAACTAGCACAACTAGTGGGAGCAAAGCAATGATACAAACTGTCGTATCTCTAACTGCTGCTGCAGCTCTGGGGACAATCTTACTTTCAACCTACATTCAATGGTTGTATAAGTATTAAGTTATATGTAAAAGATACAAATGTTAGTGAATAAACACAAAGTATTATAGATAGTATGTCTATGGGTTAGAAAGATGATTTAAAACTCTTAGTTATGTTGTTTTTTATTAGGAGGTTATTATGCATAACATAATTTCTTACAATCAACTAGCAGGATGGAAAAAATTTGAACAAACGATTGATCGATGTAACGAACAAAACGAATTAATTAACGACTACTTTAATTGTTTAATCGAATGCGAGGAGAAAACACATACGTGCAAAAAAATCTGTAGAGAATTATTAACTCATTAAGAGGCGTGTATTGAATAGTTAAATTAAATTGGGGGTTGACTACCCCCTTTTTTTTATGGTATAATTACTTGTGCTGGTTTACATATATGAGAAAAAATCAAGGCATCAGGGCATTGCGGAAAGCACTTAAATCTCCTGATTTATATTCTGAAGAAGAATACAAGTATCTTTTAACTGGATATTATAAACAATTAGTTAAAAAAGAAATGAAAAAACATGCAACAAAACAAAAAGGATTTGGATATGTCGGTCAAGTTAGTATCAGTGACGCCACAAGCAGAGCAGATGATGGGGTATATAGCGAGGGTGAGCAATCCGTTGAACCAGGAGAATCCTAATGTTGCTGGGTTGTTGAAGTATTGCATTAAACATGGTCACTGGAGTGTATTTGAACAAGCACACATGACTCTTGAAATTAATACCACTCGCGGTATTGCAGCACAGATTCTTCGTCATCGCTCATTTACATTTCAAGAGTTTTCACAACGCTATGCTGATACTAATCTATTAACATCGGACATTCCTATTCCAGAGTTGCGTCGCCAAGACGAAAAGAATCGGCAGAATTCTACCGATGATCTTGGAGAAGAACAAGTATTTGTTATGAACAAAATGATTCAAGACCTTTTTAGAGATGCCCAGGATGTCTACAATTTCCTTCTATCACAAGGAGTAGCAAAGGAGTGTGCGAGGTTTGTATTACCTTTGGCAACACCAACTCGCATCTACATGACAGGATCAGCTCGTTCGTGGATACACTATATAAATCTAAGGAGTGCTCATGGTACTCAAAAAGAACATATGGATATTGCCAAAGAATGTCAATGTATATTTGCTGGTCAATTTCCGATCGTTGCAGAAGCTTTGGAGTGGAGTCACTAATGCCTACATACCCTTTAATTAACAAAATAACAGGAGAAAAAAAAGAACTCTACATGACCATGGTAGAGTATGATCAGTGGAGAAAAGACAATCCAGATTGGGATAAAGATTGGTCTGCTGGTGTCGCTGGAGTTGGCGAAGTTGGAGATTGGAGAAACAAGATGAGTAAATCCCATCCAGGATGGAACGATATTATGAATAAAGTAAAAAATGTTCCTGGTTCAAATGTACAGTGGTAAATACAATTATGCCTAGATCTAGAAAAAGAAATCAACCAGATATTAATGGTATGAGCATCAAACAGATGAAACGTAGGAAACCAATTAACTTCGATTATCTTTTAAATATAGAACCGTTGACTGACAACCAACGAACAATGTTTGCGGAGTATGAGAAGGGGCAGAACTTATTTGTATATGGTGCTGCTGGTACAGGTAAAACATTCGTAGCTCTTTACTTAGCACTTAAAGATGTTTTGAATGAAAACACACCTTATGAGAAAGTTTATGTGGTAAGATCTTTAGTTGCCACAAGAGAGATTGGATTTCTTCCTGGTACACACGAGGATAAATCGTCACTTTACCAAATTCCTTATAAGAATATGGTAAAATATATGTTCGAGATGCCAGACGATACTTCTTTTGAAATGCTTTATGAGAATTTGAAGAATCAAGAAACAATTTCTTTTTGGTCTACTTCGTTCCTTCGTGGCACTACACTTGATAAATCCATTGTTATCGTAGATGAATGCCAAAACTTAAATTTTCACGAACTTGATTCTATCATCACCCGTGTTGGTGAAGATACTAAAATTATGTTCTGTGGTGATGCCAGTCAATCAGATCTGCAACGCAGTAACGAACGCTCTGGGATCATTGACTTCCAACGCATCCTTCAACAGATGAAGGAAGTGTCACTTATTGAGTTTGGAGTTGAAGACATTGTACGCTCGGGTCTAATTAAATCGTATATCATTGCTAAAATAAATTTGGGATTATGAAAAATTTTAATCATGTTGGTAACATTCAACCAATACAAATGGAGACAGTTATGGTTGACGCCAGAAGGCATTATCTAACTCCCACTGGGAATAAACATAAATCAGTTACTACCGTGATTAGTAATAACTCTAAAAAAGTTCAGATAATACAACGGTGGAGAGAACGAGTTGGTCATGCAGAAGCAAATCGTATTTCCTCTAGATCTACAACTAGAGGAAATAGATATCACAAACTTGTTGAAAACTATTTAAATAATGAATATGATCCAGAACTTTATAAAGAATATCCTCTTATTTGGTTGATGTTTAATTCTTCTCTTAAAACTCTAGAAAATATAAATAACATATATCTTCAAGAGGCAGCATTATATTCTGACTATTTAAAAATCGCGGGACGAGTTGATTGTATTGCAGAATATAATGGCAAACTTTCGGTTATTGATTTTAAAACTTCAGCAGAAGAAAAAAAAGAAGAATATCTTTATGATTACTATGTGCAAGAGGTTGCTTACGCCTGCATGTTGCAGGAATTATACAACTTAAAAGTGGAACAATTAGTTACCATTGTTGCCTGTGAAACTGGTGATGTTCAAGTCAGTATCGTGCCCCCCAAAAAAGAATATTTTGTTACTTTACAGCAGTATCTCAGGGAATACGAAGAAAAATATGATAGAAAACTTGGAGGAGAAGTTTATGACAACTGCGAGATTCTCGCAGGAAGTTGAAAAAATTGCATACGAAAATTCAATGAATTATATTGATGCGATTGTTCACTACTGTGAAACAAATGACATTGAAATTGAAACAGTTTCTAAACTGATTTCAAAACCACTAAAAGAAAAATTAAAATTTGACGCACAAAAACTAAATTATATTAAGAAAACTTCTAGAGCAAAATTAATACTTGTTTAATATGAATGATTTTTTTAAGTCCGAAATGGTTCGTGGTGATCTGCAAGAAATGTCAGATTTACAACAATATTGTATGAGAGCAATGGCAGCGTTTCCTGCTTTGTCTCCAGATAAAAGATTAGAATACTTCAGTGTTCTTGAACAACTTATTGAAAAACAAAAAATTTTTTATGCTAGATTGAAGTTGAGTGATGATCCAGAAGCAATTGAAATGGCAGAGAACATGAAAATGTCTGCTGCTATGTTAGGCGCTGATCCAGATGTTGATTTGTTATCAATGTTTGACAATTTATTAAAAAAACTTTCTGAGATGAAACAAAAACTAGAAGAAACTGGGGGTTGACACCCCCCTTTTTTTATGCTATTATATATGAGTGGCAAGCACCACAAAAGCCAAATCCAAAATATCCGAGAAAAAATATGTCTTTTGCAGATCTTAAGCACAAGTCCCAAAACAGTTTTGAGTTCCTTCAAAAAGAACTTGAAAGGTCCAGTACTACTTCAGGTGGCGCCGACGAAAGATTTTGGAAACCCGAACTTGATGCTTCTGGAAATGGATACGCAGTTATTCGTTTCCTTCCTGCTCCCGATGGGGAGAAGTTACCTTGGGCAAAATTGTATTCCCACGCTTTCCAAGGTCCTGGTGGTTGGTTAATTGACAACTGCCTTACCACAAATAAAGATCAATGCCCTATCTGTGCCGCAAACAACAAACTGTGGAACAGCGGAATTGAATCTGATAAAGAGATTGCACGTCAACGGAAGCGCAAACTTTCTTACTATAGTAACATTTATGTTCTGAATGATTCTAAGAATCCAGATAACAACGGAAAAGTGTTCTTGTATAAGTATGGTAAGAAGATCCATGATAAAATAGTTGATGCCTTGCAACCCAAGTTTCCTGAAGATGTTCCCATTGATCCTTTTGATCTGTGGGAAGGAGCTAACTTCAAATTGAAGATTTGTACTATTGGTGGTTATTGGAATTACGATTCATCTGAATTTGCTGCTCCTGCAGCATTGAATAAAGATGACGGCAACCTTGAAGCAATTTGGCGCCAAGCATATTCCCTTGAAGCATTTACCAAACCAGATCAATTCAAACATTACGAAGAATTGCAAGCTCGTCTTTCGATTGTACTTGGAAATAAAGCACCTGTTTCTAGTCAAGAATTTTTTGAGCAGGATGAAAATGAAGAACCTATTGCAACTGCTGTAGCAACTCGTTCAAATTCTAGTTCTAAAAAAAGTTCCGACGATGACGATGATGATGCATTGAGTTACTTTGCTCGCCTTGCCGAAGAAGATTAAAATTATTGAGGGGGGTCACAGACCCCCCTATTTTTATACGCCAGTTTTCTTTAATTTATTGGAAATAAAACCAGAACATTGTTTGTACAGAGTTGATTGTTGAAACTCCAATAAAAATCCCTGTAAGTATTGTGGTTTTAGAATCCAAATCTCTCTTTTCTTTTCGTTCAATTCTTGTTCGTACTCAAAAATTGTGACAGGAAAAGATACCAAATTTCCAGGCACAACTTCTAGGTCATTGACATCATAGTAAGTAAATATACCATCATAAAAAAATTTATCTACGATTAATCCTCCTTGTAAAACGGGATCTCCGTTCTTATTTACTACATCAATTGTTTTGTAGTATTTTACTGTTCCGTAAGGATCATCATATTCCTTTTCGCACGACTTTCTCAAAGCATATTCACTCATGGGTAATCCAAATAATGGATCAATCATATTATTTGTGAGGACAATAATCCAATCTAAAAACGGATCTCCATATGCTTTTTCGGCAATACTATCCAATCGTTCACCATCTTGAACAGCATATTTTTTAAAAAATACTGAATAAGAAAATACATCTGGATTGATTTGATATCTTCTGAAGAAATTTTTTGCTACAATAAAATCTGAATTAGAAAACGGATATTGAATTGGTTTCAAATCGTATTCTATGTCTGGAATAGTGGAAAAATACATTTTAGTATGAAGCTCCGTCTTCGTTTATTTCGTCTGAGAAAATTACCTTTGTTTCTTTAAATGATACTTGGAGTGTAGTTGCAACTGGACTTGCATCCGCGTCGCCAAATGTTGCATAAGATCCATCGGGTGTGTAATTAACATCAACATTAACTATTGCACATTGTTTGTAATGAGGTAACGTAGGATGAGGAGAATCTCCTTTCATAAACGTTACTTGACATAAACTTGGTATTGTAAGTAAATTTGGAACCTCTACTGCACCAAAAATTGCCTTTCCCCCAAACGCTGGAAGCATTGCCTTTCTAAATCTTCTACAAATTTTACGTATTTGAATTGCTTCATTTTGACTATGAGGACTCATTTTAAACGTTAAGGAAAAATTTCTTAAGTCGGGAGCCTCGAACATCATCTCAACGTTTGGATTAATTACTGTGCCAGTTACTCCTCCAAGTAATTGATTTTCAGTTATAGATGAACCCAATCCTGTATTAATTAAATCTACTGCCGCTTTAAAAGTTGCTGTTTTAAGCATCCCAGGAATTGTATTAAGACCAGTTGTTATTTTATTTGCTAGTTCACTAAGGTCCGCTCCCCCCGCCGAACCCATCAAATTTGCTATACCACTCCCCATTGCTCCAGTTCCCATTCCGCCCCATCTTGCAGAAAATTGAGTTTGTATGTCCTCTGGCATATACAGTATTATCGGATCAAATGTTTTGTCACCTCTGTTTCCTTGATAATTTATATAACCAGCAACTCCAGATGTAGTAACTGCAGATCCACCTGAACTTCCTGCCGCCACACCAAAAGGAGGTTCGTAAGCAAAAAATTCAAATACTACATAGTCACTATCTGGAGTTATTGCTCTTTCAGATGGATATCTAAGTGCTGTACCAGCACCCGCCGTTACTGATGCTTTTGATATTATCGTTACATTTGGTCCAGCAGGATCTGGCGGTGCCCCCGCTGGCCCTGCCAATGCCGCTGCAGCCGCTGTTGGAGAAGCTGGCGGAGTTCCTACTGGACCAGCAGCTACAATCCCCCTAATATCTGTTTCGTATGTTACTTTAGCAGTAGCTTGATTTTTTAATGGTTTGAAAGTACCAGAACCAAGTGGCGTCTCATTAACTACGTTACCCGTATTACGATCATAAAATATTCCACTGCCAGTAGACATTTGCACATATCTTGTAGAAGCACCCCATGGTGGATCTCCTCTACGATAAATTCCTGTTGCGCTACTTGCTGTTGTCATTTTTTGACTCTGTTAACATCAGATTTAGATTTTCCTTTAACTATCCTATCTCCTAAGAGACGGTCGTTGTAGTATTGCTTCATCTCTTCCCAAACTAATTCTTTATCGTAAGGAAATTTTCCACTACCACGCATTAAAACAAAATCTTCAACTGGCAACAGCACTGCTGTCTCCCATTCTACTTTCGCTAAATCAAGAAAAAAACTTTCGCACCGTTCGTTTAGATATTTATGTATGATTTTCTTAGGTATATCTATTCTTCCGTTCAATAATTTTTGTACAATAATTATTCTTTTTTGCGGTGCAACATAATGTAAATTGGCACCATAAAAATGTTTACCTGCAACCGCAAGAACATATACTAAAGGAAATTTATCATAATACGGTAGTGATTGTGTCTCTGCTTTGTATTTAAAAAATATTAAATGCCCTTGATATACTTTTCTTGCCCTCAAATTTTCATCGTGAAATTGTTCTCGATCTAAACTGTCTAGTAATTCTTGTTTAATTATTTTTTCTGGATCTCGTTTAAATTTTGATGATAAGGAATTTAAATTTGTTCTATACCAAGAAACGCTTCTAGATTTTCCTTCTGCTTTTTCTTTGATCGTTTCAAAAATTGTTTTAAAAGATGATGCTTCTACTTCAAATATTTCTAATAATTTTTCTACTAATTGAGGTTGAGTAAAACTAGAATAGTTTTTAATACCATAAGTAGCAGCAAGAGAACGAATTTGATCTCTGGTGTATTCTTCTATTGGCAATTCTTTGCCAGTTAAATTAGACCACTTATCAATATTATTTTTAAAATTATCTTTAGGTTTTAGATTATTTTTTACTTGTGACCTTGCCATCTTATACCTTTAAATGATCTTCTGTTAAGATTATGAATTTCATTTGACGATCCTCGCAGAAATCTTTTGCTGCTTCCCACTTTGCCTGGTTCTTCATAAAGGTTAAAACCTCTCTCTTCCATGCAGTAGTTTTTCTTTTGGGGGTTGGGGAAGGACCCTGCACCTGTCTTTTTGGTTTAACTTCAACCAGATATTTTTTGCAGTCGCCAGATGTACTTTTAACTTTTATGTAAACATCTGGATAATAACGATGGACTCTACCATCTGTAGGGCAACGATACGGGATAATAATTTCCTCACTCCCCCACTCAAGAATACTATCGGTCAAATCACAATAAACAAATAATTTTCTTTCCCACATAGATCTATAAATTATTCTTGTAGGATTTCCTTTATATTTTTTTGGATTTACTGGTTTGTAAATGCCAGAATATGCCATAAATAAAGATACATCTTCATCTATATTTAGAGTGCCAATAGCCAGTTCAATTTCTAATTTTATATCGGGAATAGCTGCTCAAGGTGGAATGTCCATGTCAAATGGATATGATGTAGAATTTAAATTTGGAGCAGGAACGTCCGAACTTACAAAGTTTTTTAAAGATACAGGAAAACGAGGATTGGGAATAGATCCAGATACTGGGACTCCTTCTAATGGAGGATACTTATTAAAAGTATTATGTGATGAGGCTCAATTACCCAATGTTCAAGCTGCGACTGGACAAATTAACGGCAGGCTTTTGGGAGAAGGTACAGTATATTATCCTCACACAAGATTGTATAGTGACTTTACATTATCTTGGATGTGTGATTCTAATATGATACCATTGAAATTTTTAACTGTATGGCACAGTTATATTTTTTCTGCGGATAGACCTGGGTTTACTCCAGATCCAGATAGTTCATATAGCAATCTACCTAAGTTTGTTAATGGTAAAACATTAGATAATCTTAAGTCAGAAGCGGCTAGAAATCCAAGTAGAAATGTGAGATTAAAATTTCCATCATCTTATCAATGTAATGTTCAGATTACAAAAACAGAACGCTCGGCAAATGCACCGAACGGAAGGGCATCTGCAACATATATTTTAGAAGATTGTTTTCCATATTCTATTGACGCAGTACCGCTATCTTATGGGGCATCTCAAATTACTAAGGTGAGCGCAAACTTTTATTATGCCAAACAATCTGTTATTTTCAACAATATACCTGTTTCGTTTACTGGATAAATAATATTACGAATTGATTTTAAAATACATGGCATTACCTAAACTTGGAGTACCAACTTATGAGATGGAATTGCCTTCAAATGGCAAATCAGTTAAGTATAGACCGTTTTTAGTTAAAGAAGAAAAGGTTTTACTATTAGCATTAGAATCTGAAGATGATAAACAGATTAGTGCAGCGGTAAAAGATTTAATTAAGGGGTGTGTTCTTTCTAGAATCAAAGTAGAGGAACTTCCCGCGTTTGATTTAGAATATTTGTTTTTAAAAATAAGAGCGGCAGCAGTTGGTGAAATTATTAGTATGAATATTACTTGTCTTGATGATGGTAAGACAGTAGTAGAAACTGATATTGATATTAACACGGTAGAAGTTTTTAAACCAGAAGGTCACACAAATAAAATTATGCTTGATGATACAATTGGTATCATCATGAAGTATCCTAGTATGGATAGATTCATTGAAGCAGAATTTTTAAATAAGGATGTTAAAACAGAAGAAGTATTTGATTTTGTTGCTGATTGCATTGACCAGGTATATCAAGGAGATAATGTTTGGGACATGACTACAGTAACGAAAAAAGAATTGAAGGCATGGATTGAAACATTTACTACAAAACAGTTTGAACAAATTAGTAATTTTTATGAAACTATGCCAAAATTAAGGCACGAATTTAAAGTGACTAATCCAAATACTGGAGTTGAATCAACATATACTATTGAAGGGTTACAATCTTTTTTCGCGTAGCACTCTTTCAAAATAGTTTGGAGGGGTATTTTAGAACTAACTTTGCTTTGATGCAGTATCATAAATATAGTTTGACTGAAATTGAAAATTGGATGCCTTGGGAACGAGAGGTTTACACATCCTTATTAATGCAGCACATTCAAGAAGAAAAAGCAAAGCAAGAAGCTTCTAAACGTTAAATGATAGATCCAGCACCAGCACCAGAAGGAATACTAGATCCCAAAAAACCTTATTGGTCTGCTGATAGGGTTGGCGAGGCAACTTGGTTGCGTCTGAAAGGTAAACTAACTGGTAGAAAAATTCCAGAGTTGAGTGGTGAGCAACATACATCCTATGTAAAACTTAGTGATGCTGATGCTGATAGAGTAATTGAAAACGTTAAAAAATGGGGTAAGTATCCTCAAATAAATGAGAATGATAAGTATGGTGGTGCATATAATAATGAAGCATATCAAAAGTGGTTGGTAGAAGAGTTCCTTGAGAAACCTTTTAGAGAACAAACTAATAAAAAAATTGAAGAAGCAGAAGTTGAAAAGCGACTAGAAGAAATACAATTTGAAAAGAAACTGAAAAGAAAAGTAAATCATCCCAAATTATATCCAGAATTACAATATATTAAACCACGTTACATGTGGGGACAGAATGGACTTTATGATTTGGATTTTAAATCAGATATTGATAGAGCAATTTATTTTACTGGTAAGTTAGATAGTAACAGTAAAGGTAGTCAAGATAAAATTGCAGTTAGAGAATGGTTATTTTTGGTTACTGGACTAGATGTTTACGAGGATTATGAAGAGGTTAAAAAATATCGCACCAATATTCTTGAACTAATTCTAAAACTAGTAAAAAAATTAACTCCATCTCAGCGAGAAATCACTGTTCCCCCAGTTTATACTGGGTACTATCAAGAACCAGAAGAACCTGAAGAGGAAGAGGTAGAAAATGATGATCTTTATGGACAGAATTTAGATAATTTACTTGGAGAGATACGAAGTGAACCTAGTAATGAAGCTTTAGAACAAGAAGAAGAAAAAGAATTACAAGAACAAGTTAATGTTGCTGTAGATACTTTAGATCAAGCAGAAGAAGCAAAGCAAGAAGTAATTAATGAAGAGGTATTAGAAGATTTACCTGATTCTATTAAAGAAGATTTGCAGAAAATTTTAAACAGAAGAAAAAATAATAGTTCTGAAAAACAAAATTCAAGTTCTTATGTTTCCAATGCAAAAATATATAATTTTCTTGTAAAAAATTTAACTCAAATACAAAAAACCTTTGAAAGTATTGATAAGTCCATACAAAAACAGAATCAAATTCTTTCTGCAAATTTTGCCTCTACATCATCAATGCTTCAAAGTATAGAATCTCAAGATTCTATGCTGATTAATCAAATTGATGCTCTTGCAAATGAGTATAGAAAACAAAATGAAATAGAAAAAGCTTTATTAGATGAACAAGAAAATATTACTGCAGAAAGTAATTTAGAAAAAACAAAAGATGCTGCTGGCACCGAAGGATTTAAAGATACCAGAGGGAATGGCGGATTAATTAATAACTTAATTAGATTCTTTGGTAAGAGATTAGCAAGATGGTTGTGGAAAAGATTGCCAAGAAAGTGGAGAGCTGCTGCTCGTTTGGGAAGAATAGCAGCGAAAAAATTTGGATCTAAAATTTTAGCAAAAATTCCTGGTTCAAAAGTAGTAAAAACCGCAATAACAAATCCTAAAGTTGCAGCAAAATTTCTATCTAAAACTCCAGTAGGAAACCTTGCTGGTGGTATTTCTCGCCCAGTTGCTGGCGCTGTCGGCAGCGCCGACAGGGTGACTAGGGGAGCGGGGCAAGATGTGTTGCAGCGAGCACTTAAGAGTCCTGCTATTCAAAAGGCATTGGTTGGCAAAATTGGTAAAGAGGGAGCAGAAAAATTAACAGTTAAAATTGCTGCTAAATTAGTTCCTGGAATTTCTACTGCCTATGGATTGGGAGAAGGACTTGCACGCATTGCAATGGGTGATGTCAAGGGTGGGTTCTTATCATTTGGTAGTGCCATACCTGTTGCTGGTTGGGGGTTTGCCGCAATTGATATCCTTCGTGATATTGACGTTGCTGCATACACAAAAAATATTGAACCAAATCTTCCTGCTCCAAAAGATGAACATTTCGCAGCATTTTTTAGTGAAGCTTTAGGTGTTGGTTCAGATCAATATGAAATAGGAACCGAAAGTACAAAACCAGGTACAGCAATATTGCATGGTACAGAATTAGTTGTAAACAAAAACAATAAAGACAACCAAGAGTTATATAATCAAGAATCTACAATAGCAAGAACTCTTCTTGGTGCTACTGTTGGATTCCTTAATCAATCTGGACCTGCTGCTGCTTCAATAACTCCCGTGATTAAACAGTTGGCATCTCCGTTGATTAAAAAATATGGCAAACCAAACATTCTGGTGCAGAGTGATTCTGGCGGAACGATTCCTTCTTTAAAAGAAATTATAAACAAAAGAAAAACAAAAACCCCAGAAGAAGAACTATCTGAAATGGAAAGGTCTTTATTGGAAGAACAAAACCCAGAAAAGTTTTCCGAAAAACTTTTGAAGATGCTGGATCCAGGAGGTAGGTTCCAGCAATTATTAGAACAGATTAAAAGCGGAAATCCAAATCCTGGACCAGATCAATATGATGGAACGGTTGTCGCTGGTGATTTAAAAGGAAACATTGTTAATCCCATGGAAGAAGGTGATATGCAAGATTACCCTGGAGCAAAGTTTGGTGCTCCTAGAATGGGGAGAACTGGTAAAATGGACAGAAAACATCTGGGTAGAGATATTGTTGGTCCTGCTGGTATGAAATTTAGTGCTGCTTTACCTGGAACTGTATCAGCTATTATTGAGGTTGCTGATCTTCCTGGTGGTGGAGTTAGTAAGGGTGTTTATGTTAAACATGATAATGGAATGGAGACAAGATATTTGCATGTAATCCCATCTGTTAAAGTAGGTGATAAAGTTAAAGCAGGACAAAAATTGGGGGTACTAACTGAGAAGGATAGTATTAGTACAGTTGCACATCTTCATTTTGAAGTGATAGTAAATGGACAACATGTTGATCCAGAACCTTTATTAAAAGGTTCACTTAAACTGAAAGATATTGCTGCTGGAAAAGTTCCTGGGTTAACGATAGAAAACTACGATGGAACAGCACCACCACCCCCAGGAGCAGCACCTAAAGTAATTAGTTCTACTAAAATCAATGATAAAACTTTTACAGAAAGAGAAGGTGGAAGATATTTTATGGATGGTAAAGAAGTTACCAAAAACGTTTATGATAAAGAAAAAGAAAAAGCTGAGATGGTTGAGGACGTTATGGGTCCCTCCTCTATTCAAGTTCAACCTGATCAGAAGAACCCAGTACAACTGGGATTGGATGCACTCTCAAATTTAATACCAGGAAGAGAAAATGGTGGTTCAATAAAAAAAGGTAAAACATATTTAACTGGAGAAAAAGGACCAGAGTTGATTAGCACAGACACCGATGGATTTGTATTTGATGCAGAAAAAACTCGACAGATAGCTGGATTGTTTAGTAATTTCTT